ACAGAGCGAACGTCTCATCGACATACACGCCGTACTCATTGCGCCGGGTGCGCAGGGGCCAGGACACTTGCACATAGTCCTGACGAACACGCGCTTCAAGGATGTTGGCCACACCGCTCAGCGGATACGGGGAGCGATCAGACCAGAACAGGATCGTGCCCGGAGGCAGGTTGGGGTGCGTTTCAATCGGCAGCGTGTTGCCGTAGATCTTGTTCTTGTAGGCGTTGACCGCGCGCCCGGCAACGATCTGAGAACCGCTTCCCGAGTCCGCCTCAAACACCATGCGGAGGCTGTTGTTGGTGCTGGCCGTGTTCAAGAACTGAGCAATGTTCGAGTTCAGGTCGGTGGAGCTGACCAGAATCCGGTCAAAGCCAATCTTGTACTGGTCGTAAGCTGCCTGGAAAACGGCGTCGAACTCGGTGATGCTGGTGCCGGCGATGGTCAGTCCAGTATTGCCGCTGGCGCCTTGGAAGATCAGCGCACCGGAGCCAGCATAGCCGAGCGTGCCGCTGGCCAAAACGGGAAGGTTCGGGTTGGTTGCCATGGCGGTGCCAGGAGCGGAACCGGATACAGAACCGTTGATCTGGCTGAGGATGCCATCGGGAAGCAGGGTGTTGGTCGAATTGTCCTGATACGCGCCGTTGACCTGGAGAGCGGTGATCAGTTGATTGGTGGTGGACGGGACAGAGCTGAACTTCGCCTGGTTCGTGGTGGTGATGCCCTGGAGCCGGGCCGCGCCGCTTACGGTCCCGAAGTACCACGCGTAGGCTACGGCGTTGACCACGGGGGTAACGGTTGCGGTGATGATCTGGCCGGCAGTCGGGGTGATGGTGGCCTGTGCCGAAGGTTGAGCCGATCCGCCGCCCACGTTGGTGATGGTTCCCGTGGTGCTGGTCAGTGTGACCTGCCCAGGGATGCCGTTGGCCATGCTGCCGGTGCGCCAGCCCGCATGACTAAGGGCAACGCAAACGAGGTAGTAGGGTACGTTCGACAGCGCCGAGGTAGTGGTAGTGCTGGCAGCAGTCAAGGTGGGCGTGGGAGTGATGCCCAGCGGGGTGGAGGCGTTGCCGCCGATGAGCGTCTGCTCTTCGCCCACCATGACACCTTGGAGCGTGGCCTGGATCGTCACGCCTTGAGCGTCGGGCTTGAGGTTGAGAGCGGCCAGACGGGCTTCCCAAGACACAGAACCTTCGAGTCCCATCGTCTTGTAGCTCGCCAGTTGGTCCTGAACTGTGATGGCGGAAGCGGCCGCGCGCTCGCCCTCAGGCACGCCGATGGAGACGTTGTTGACGTTGATGCCGGTGACCCTCTTCCAACGGTGCGCCGTGCCACCGTCGGCAGGGACGCGGGGGAGGCTGGAGATCAGCGGAATCAACTGCTTGAACGGGTGCATTTCCTGAACGATGCGGCTCAGGTCGTACCACACCAGCCCTGTGTTCTGGTCAACAGTGTCGGCCTTTGCGAGAGTGCCAACACGCTCGTCAATGGCCTGCTTGAAAGTGTCGCTTTGCAGGAACTTCTCAAATTCATTCATCTCAGATTCTCCTATTGCCGAGTTGTTGACTAAAAACTGGAACCGCTGTGAACTGCGCCGGGTCTAGTTGCCGCCCAGGTCAATCTTGAAGTTGGGGTCATTGATCGACTTCGCAAACCCGCTGCCAGGGGTGCACATCAGGCCAAAAGCGCGGGCAGTTGCCTGCTCAGAGCTGCGCTGGTCGTTCGGGTCGGCTTCGGAAAGCGACTTGTTGATCATCCGATTGAAGTCGGCCTTTCCGTCGCTGGCCGGGAACACATCTCCGGTCGAACTGGCAACGAACAACTTCGGGCGACGGCCAGCAGAGGGCTGATTCTCGATCACAGACATCTGACCCTTCAGGAAAGCGTTGTCGGCGATCAGTGGGGCGGTAGCTTCGGCCACAGCGGCCTTGACCATCGTCGCAATCGCAGCCGCCGAATAGGGCGAGTCTCCAGCGCCGCGGAAGGTGTTGCCCTCAACTTCGCCTTCAGTCATGCGCCGGGGGGAAAGCTCTTCCACGTTCTCCGAAGCAGGCTCTTCGCCCAAGTCAGTTTCCGCCTTCTCTCCATCCCATCCAGTCATGGCCTTGCCGAGTGCAGCGTGAGCCAGTTCGTGATGGTCGGCAATGTCGTTCATGTGTCCTGAAAGCGCCGTCAAGTGCTTCTTGAACTCATCGCCACCGTCGGCCGCCTTGCCCATGCACTTGTGAAGGGCTTCAAGCTCATCGACCGCTTTGCCGTGGGAGGCCGATGCCTTCTTGATGTGGTCATCGGCTTTCTTGATGGCCGCCTTATGCATTGCCCCGAAACGCTTCTGAAGGTCAGTTGCCATGATGGTGCTCTCCTTTTGCTTGGTGCTGCCCGGCCAGTCGGCGGGTAGAAGATGTGTTGCGTTCAGCGCTTTCGCGCGAGAGATGATGTGAGCCTTGGCTTTCTCAGGGTCCGATGCGCGGCCAAAGGCTTTGACGGCGTTCTCAAGGTCCGAGACGTTCGCAATCGGATAGCTACCATCAGGAAGGGCGATGCCTTGGGATGCGAGATGTTTGCGCTGCTTGTCGCTGAACTCGCGCTTCTCAAAGTCCGTATCGGCCAGAATCTTGTTCAGTTCCGTCATCTCGTCGGCGGTAAGTTCATCGGACTCAACAGGACTCGGAACCGCTTCAGGAGCGGCCTTTGCGAGCTCAGGAAGTGCAATCTTGCCCATTCCGAGAATCGTTCGAAACGTGTCAAGCGCTTTTTCCATCAAAGTCTCGTTACTGGTTTGATTCTCCATCGACCCTCCAAAGGCGAGTCCCCCGGCAATCTTCACGATGTCGATGCGGCAGTCGGAGTTCGCTGGCCGGTCGACGAGGCTGATCTCTCGCAAGGAAAGCGCCTTGACCACATCGCCAACCTTCTCCAGCTTGGAACCGCCGATACTGAAGCCCTTGTAGACGCCTTCCTTGCACAGTTTCCATGCGGCGGGATCAACGATCTTGGCACCGATGTAGAGCCCTTTGGCGTCAATGTGGGCCTCTTTGGTCACGCCAACGGCATTGTTGGTGTGCATGGTCCTGATGTTCGCCCACTTCATGTAGTCGGGGAGGGCGGCCTTGATGGCGTCCAGCGGAACAATCTCCCCTTGCAGGTCCTTCGATGGCGTTGAGGCATAGCCCCAGACCATTCCGCTCTGCGCGTCCACCTTTTCAATCGGGAGAAATACGCTGAAATCGTCCATCTGGCTCCTGTAAACGCAAAAAGGCCCGGACGATTGAGCTTTGATAAGCCGTCACGTCCGAGCCAGATTGTTTCTGTACCCGTCGATTGAGATATTACCACACGGGAAGCGGTAAGCACTTCAGGACAAAAAGAGCCCGACATCTTCGCAGGATGCCGGGCAGGAGGACCATGTGTTCCAAGGAGGTCGCCGGTACCACCGGTCTAACGAGATTCTACGCGTTGAGTCCTGAACTGCTCGACAAGCGGCTTGATGCGCGGATCGCTGTTGGGCTTCATTGAGAGTGAAATCTCAGTAAGACGCAGATTTGTGATGGTCCTGATCTTGTTTCCATCGGGCTTGACCGGATCACAAACGCCGCCGATGGACGGAATGTATCCCTTGAATGATCCATGCTCGGCTTCAACACGAAACGGGATGCTGATCTTTGCTTTGATGGTGTTTCCGTGAACAGAGAGAACAGCTTCCCCGATTTTCCCGTTAGGCTGTTTGATGTCGAAGTCTTTGACGACGCGGACAGGATTCGTAAAGGACACATTCTCGATTGAGATGGAGTCGTTGTCCTGATCCACTGTGCCGTCTGCAATCAAAACCACTGCTTCATATTCCACGGTGTTACCTCCACAGTCCGAGTTTCTTTTCCAGTTGCCATCCTCCACCTCCTGAGACCATTCTCATGCGCTTGCGGAAGTTGAGTTGGCGCTTGGTGAAGTAAACGGTTGCATGAACGCGCACGATCTCTTTGGCCTCTCCGCGGGTCCAAAGCTGTTCAATGGTGTAGTCGCTTCTTTTGACCACTGACTCCAGTTCGTTCAGGTGGTATCC